TGATGGCGGAATACCCCAATTTACCGAATTTTTTTTATAAGAATTACCAGATACTGCCGGTTCTTTTATATTTTCTTCGCATTCGTTCTTTGTTGAAAATGCCCTACCGTACATACATTTCTCGCCTTTTTCGACAGTAATACATTGACCCTTTTTTTTGTCATAACCTACTGGGCACCAATTAACACTGGATGATGACGGACTGTCCGATGGAATGCCGTTCAATGCTACCTTTCTTTTATTAATTTCATTGTCCAATTTTTCTAATTCGCTTCCTTTGGCATTTATCTCGTCTGCAAAATCAATAATTTTTGTGTTTAATGTATTCATTTTATCAACACTAGAATCAATATAAGGACTTACGGAATCCACACTATTTTGTACCGCTTGTTTTTGTTTTTCCGTATTTTCTTGATCTAATTTTCCATTAATTTCATTTATTTGACTTTGAATGTCTCCGTCTCCATCTCTTGGCGTTGGATTCCAAAAAAATAAACTTGAATTCAATTGTTGTTCTTCTAAGGAGGGTCCATTCATATTATCCCGATTTTGAAGCAAATTTCCAATCGATTGTACAGATCCTTCTGCAATATCAATGCCACCCTTTGCGGTGTCACCTACAATGTCGGCACTAGAATTAATAATAACCCCGGTGTAAAATCCTACAACTGATAGGAACTGTAAAAGATAATATTTAATACCGTTTAGAACAGTGTCCATAAATCCTCCTACTATTAATAAAAAATTTACTCCTAAAAGAGATAAAATTAAAAATATTACCAATATAATAATAATTATATTAGAATTGTTATTTTGAAATAAATCCACTTTAGATATATTTGTTTTGTTATCACTAAAATCAGTTGATTTATTATTTTCCATTATACACTAATTCCACATAATATTTTACATTATGTTCGTTTAACTCTTTGACTATTTATATTTGAATAGTATAAAATGGGAGTTTTTAATTTCATGGAGACATCATTCATTATTAGTTTAGGAATAACATTTGTATTAATTCTACTCTTGATTTACCATTTTAAACAACGATTAACTTTAACAGAATCAAAACAAGAAACAATGTTTGAAATTATTAATAATTTAGCACAAGAGTTAAATAACATAAAAGGACACGTTTCTATGTTGTCCAGACCCGCTACGCCATACCCTTTTAATAATTTAAATACCGATATACAATTCACACATGAACATCTAATGCAAAACGATGAACCAGAGGAAGAGAGTCAAGAAGATGATGAAGACGACGAACGTATTATTGTTTCGGACGACGAAGACGATGAAGACGATGAAGACGATGAAGACGATGATATTAGCGTGGAAGAATTAACTGATGACGAGAATGAAAATCAAACAATTGAAGTTGAAGACGTAAATGAAAATATGGATTTACAAGATAACACCCAAGATATCATTGACCAAACCGAAATCATAAATAACGATCCCAATTTTTCTAAAATGAATTTAGGAAGTTTAAAGGCATATATTGTTGAAAAAGGTTTAGTTAAAGACGCATCAAAAATGAAAAAAGCACAAATATTAACACTCATTCAAGAACAACAACCCGCTATTTAAATTTTTATAGAAAACAATATGTATAAGAAATATATAATGTTTTCTTATCCTCAAAAAGAACCTATTAAATCTGCATATTCAGGCAATGATACCCTACCAAGATCTACATTAGGATATGCTACCAACAATATTTACCAAAATATGCCACCTCGTATGGAAGACAGTCGTTCTTTAGTTGCATCATACCAACCCGAAGCAATTTTAAATGAATCACTATTAATCAAAAGCAACGTTAAATCAAATTGGGAATATCGCAAATATTTAACCGAGAACTCACAACAAATCGCGCAAGATAATTTCCGCGAATCTGCAAACGATGTTGGTTACTTTGAACGTTTCACCGCAAATGAAAGAGGTTATCAAAGTGAAACACATCGTACTCCATTAAGTGGTGCAAATTATAAACATTCATCTACTATTTTGAATGAAAATAGTGATTTAAAGGATTTATATCTAACGCGCGAAGACTTACAGAATAAAAGAGAACCTGTTACATTAACACAAGATCAAATGTTTTCCCATTTAGGAAAATAATTCTGTATATATTCTATATATGCTGACTTTTCAAACCATTGTTACCACTTTAGACATTGCTTATATTTCTGTACTACAATTTGCTTTAGCTATTTTTATGAACATAGGTTTAGATAAAACATTCAATCCTGAACGTGAAAAATTAGATGAACACGCAAGTATCTGGGGAGAATTTTTATTACTATGTTTAATGATTTCGGTTCTTGTAACACTTTCCTATATTATAAGAAGGATTGTACGTATAATTCCGTCTCCTTTACATGCTGTACAAGGTCTCCGTCATGATAAATTACCAGAATTGACTGATATTGCGCCTATAACCGGATTTGTGTTACTTACATCTGGTTATGTTGATTCGCGTATTCGACGAATTCGTCAATACTTTGGTTTAGATACAAATTTTTTGGACATTGATAAACAAACCAAATATGGTTCATCTGCAAATAAATAATTCTATCTTAATATTTTGTTAAGATCGAATATGATGTTTATATTTCTTGGACTCATTGTCAAAAGGATCATGAACACTATTAGTATATGATTAATGAAATCGTAATTAATGTTTGAACCATGACCGCTGTTTTACATAAATATGTTATCGGATAAATATCTCCGTATCCAAGAAGCGTTCCTGTTGAAATGGAGAAATAGACACGGTTGAAAAACTTTTTACCGATTGTTAAATCCATATTTTCATCTGCGAATTCATTCTGTTCCACTTCATCCTTTGCGAGTTTGACCGTTTCATCGATTTTCGTTTCTAAATTATCTCCTTTGGAAAAACCCTCTTTATCTGTCTCCTTTTTTATATTTTTCTCTACCTTCTTTTTTAATACTTCTTCTTTCACCTTTTCTTTGATGTAATTTACACCACTAAAATTATGATCATCGAAAAATAAATAAACGATCGAAAAAAAGGCCATGGAGGAAAAAAGTGCTATTATTTTATTATGTTTCACTATTTTTTTCAACATTATATAATAAAAAAATATTATAAATAATCTCGATAAAATTTATTCTATTTTAATATTTTATTAAGATAGAACATTCATGTCTTTTTACGCGATTGCACAAGGAAAACAATGTGGCATTTATCATTCTTGGACCGAATGTCAAGAATATGTCAAAGGTTTCAAAGGTGCCAAATATAAAAAATTTACCAATGAACACGATGCGAACTTATTTATGCAAGAAAATCAAATAACCGAAATGAAAGAACATACAGAACCAGAATATTACGTTTATATGGATGGCGCATGTTCAAAAAACGGTTCCGTTTATGCAAAAGCGGGTATTGGCATTTATTTTGGGGAAAATGATCCAAGAAATGTATCCAAAAAAATAGAAGGAAAACAAACCAATAATGTTTCCGAATTGCAAGCCATGATCGATGCATTTCATATTGTACAATCCGATTTAGAAAAAGGGACAATCATTGTCTTTGTAAGTGATTCTGAATATGCTATAAAATGTGCTAGGTCATATGGTAAAACGCAACACTCACTACAGTGGATAAATGAGATTCCAAATAAAGATTTAGTAAAAACTTTATATGATTTATGTTGCGATTATCCCAATTTACAATTTCTTCATGTCAAAGCTCATACAAATAAAAAAGATACACATTCTGTAGGAAATGAACAAGCCGATTTACTTGCTCGAAAATCGATATATTAGTCGATTTCTTCGATTTCTGGTCCCTCGTCTTCATGTCCCTCGTCTTCATGTCCCTCGTCTTCTGGTTGCGACGATGGTTCGGTACTTTGTGAAGTAGGCATTTCCGGAATATCCGATGATTCCGGCATATCATTCTGATATGTTTTCATCATAATCGGATTAAAAATTGTCTCCAATTCCTTTTGTTTTTCTTCATAGTCTTCTTTTGAAGCATTCGTATTTTCATCTAACCAATCTCTAATTTCAGTCATTTTAGTCGTAACCGAACTTTTTTCTTCCTCTGAAATCTTGTCTTTCAATTTCTCATCATCCAATGATTGTTTTACAGAGAATAAATATCCGTCCAATGCATTCCGCTTCTCAATCTTTTCTCTTTGATTCGTATCTTCCTCTTTGAATTGTTCTGCATCATTTACCATTTTTTCAATATCTTCGGCACTCAATCTCCCCTTTTCATTTTTCACTGTAATTTTTTCAGCAACTCCACTTGACTTCTCTACCGCATTTACATTCAAAATTCCATTCGCATCTACATCATAGGTAATTTCAATTTGTGGCATGCCACGAGGCATGGGTGGAATACCGTTTAACTGAAATTCACCTAATTTATTGTTATCTTTTGTAAATTGACGCTCACCTTCAAATACTTGCACAGTACAACCAGGTTGATTGTCGGCATAAGTACTAAATACTTGCGATTTCTTTGTAGGAATCGTACTATTTCGTGGGATCAAATTTGTCATAATTCCACCCGCAGTTTCCAAACCAAGTGACAATGGTAATACATCCAATAATAACAAATCCTTTACTTTTTCATCTTTTACACCAGATAAAATTGCTCCTTGAACTGCAGCACCAAATGCTACTGCTTCGTCTGGATTAATATTTTTACACAACTCTTTTCCATTGAAAAATTCACTCAATTGTGTTTGAATCTTGGGAATACGTGTTGATCCACCAACCAATACGATTTCATGAATCATACTTTTACTCATTTTCGAATCAATTAATACCTTTTCAACTGGATCAAACGTCTTTCTAAAGAGATCACTACAAATATCTTCGAAACGGGCTCGTGTAATAACGCCGTTGTAATCAATTCCTTCGTAAAGAGCATCGATTTCAATTGACGCAGAAGTTGATGACGACAAGGTTTTCTTTGCATTTTCACATGAAGTTTGAAGACGACGCATTGATCTTTTATTGTCGCTAATATCATGTTTATGCTTTTTTTTGAAATCTTGAATAAAAAATTCCATTAATCTATGATCAAAATCTTCTCCACCCAAGTGTGTGTCACCTGCAGTTGATTTCACCTCGAAAATACCATCTTCAATTGTCATAATAGTTACATCAAATGTACCTCCACCTAGATCATAAATCAGAATATTCTTCTCGCCTTCACCCTTTTTATCCAACCCATATGCGATTGCGGCCGCGGTTGGTTCATTAATAATACGCAAAACATTCAATCCAGCAATAACGCCCGCATCTTTTGTTGCTTGGCGCTGTGAATCATTAAAATAAGCAGGTACCGTAATTACCGCATCTGTTACTTTACTTCCAATAAAATTTTCGGCAATTTCTTTCATTTTCACTAAAACCATAGAAGATATTTCTTCTGGTTGAAATATTTTTTCTTCATTTTTATACATGACTTTGATTTCGGGTTTTCCATCCTTATTTGGAACAACATCAAAAGGGAAATGTTTGATATCAGATTGCACTGTTTCATCTGAAAAATTACGTCCAATTAAACGTTTTGCATCAAATACTGTATTTGTAGGATTTTGCGAAGATTGCGATTTTGCCGCAGTTCCAAACAATCGTTCCTTTTCATTAAAGGCAACATACGAGGGAGTTGTTCGACTACCCTGGTCATTTGCAATAATCTCTACATTATTATTCTGCCAAACACCAACGCAACTATAGGTTGTACCTAGATCAATTCCTATACACAAACTCATGGGATATAATTATAATTATAAAATACTCTTTAACTGTTTTTTATTTAATCAATGCCTATTCCATTTTAATAATTAGTATTATTTTATTTACATGTATTTAAGATAAAACATATAAATAGAAATATTTCATATATTTAATGAAAATTATAAGTTTTGATGTAGGAATCCGAAACATGGCTTACTGTACCTTTTCAATAGAGAATGCAGAATTAAAAGTCCAAGACTGGGGAATACTCAATTTAATGGAAGAGTCTGAAGAAAGTCCAAAATGTACCTACATCACAAAAAACAAAAAGAAAACGTGTTGTAATAATAATGCCAAATATTACAAGGCAAATCAATATTTTTGTCAAACGCATGTAAATATGGCGATTAAAGAACATTCGTGGATTTTGTATAATTCACGATTGAAACCAAATGCACTAAAACAACAAACGAAAGAAAATTTGGTAACTCTTGGACAAGAATTAAAAATGTTTTCAAATAGTCCAAGAACAAAAAAAGATTGTATTGACATGATTTTACAACAGATAGATGAACGATGTGTGAAAACGATTGTCAAAAAAAAGAAGAAAGGTGCAAATGATATTAATTTAATTGATGTTGGAAAAAATATGAAAGAAGAATTGCATAAACTCCCCTATATTAATGAAATCACACATGTTATTATTGAAAATCAAATATCCAAGATCGCAACAAGAATGAAAACGGTCCAAGGAATGTTAACACAATATTTCATTATGCAAAATATTTGCCCACATATTGAATATATTTCATCGTCGAATAAATTAAAAGATTTAACTACAAAAACTTTGGAAAATTCTTATAAACAACACAAAAAAGATAGTATTATCATTTGTCAAAAATTCTTGGACAATAATCACTCATTATCGCAATGGAAAAATATATTAAATACATCGAAAAAAGACGATTTAGCAGATTCGTTTTTACAAGGAATTTGGTATGTTAAAAACAAAAAACTAATTAGTTATGCGGAGAACTTAAATATTAATTGTGTTACTTTATCATAAGATATGGACAATATGGAAGTGATCGATATTGGGTTAACCGACCTAGAACCAGTTTCTTTTAATTTAGAAGAAAATAATCAACCATCTGTTAATTTTGGTCCTGGTCTCGAATTTCTCATGAATGATAAAAAAATTTCGGCAAATTCTTCTACAAAAGTGGATATAGAAGATTTAAATCAATTAGAAAGTGAATTAAATGATTTATCAAAAACAAACGACAATACACAATCAACTGAATCGTCTAGTACTTTAGGGGGTATTTCTAATTTATTTAATTTTAGTAAAAAAGAAGAAAAGAGTGACGAACCGATAGGCAATCTTCATGATCATTCTTCTAATTTAGGTTCTGCAACATCAGATAGTATTGGAAACACAAAATCATGGGACGGTTTTGTAAAAACAAATGAAGTGCCTTTGTCTTCTTCTGGTTCCAAAATGTCTGAACGCGAAAAGAGAAGGAAGAAGCGCGCCATGATTAAAAAACTAGATGAATGGTTCGAAAAAGGTTTAACAAAACATAATTCGAATTTTAACCTGGAATCCGATTTTGATGAAGTGGAAGATGAATACGAAACCGCCATGGAAGATAAACGTAAGAAGGACAGTGTGAAACTTCAAGGGTGGTGGTTTACTACTCTTATTAATTCCATTGAATATGGTAATGCCGTATTTGACCCATTTGGTCTCAATCTGGATGGTTGGGGAGAGCAAATTAACGAAGATATCGATAGTTATGAAGAGATTTTTGAAGAACTTCATGACAAATACAAAGGCGGCAAAATGTCTCCCGAAGTATCTTTGCTATTGCGTGTCGCATTTAGTGGCGCTGTATTGAATATTACTAACAAAGCTCTATCCACATCTACTCCTGGATTCAATGATATTATCAAGCAAAGTCCAGAATTAATGAAAATGTTTTCCAGTGCCACTGCACAAACAATGCAGCAAAATCCTGGATTTGAATTT